AAATTAGCATAGTCTATTTGTAACCATTTTGTAACCGGTTTCCCCTTGACATTTCAGTGTAGTGAAGTAGATAAAGAATTTGAGTTAGCACCACTTAACCTAGATGCCTGGTCTTTCTCACGTCGATAATGTATACATGAGGTGTAACCAATTATTAACACTCTGTTCATAATTTCTGATGCACCCTATGTTACTATATAGTTGCAAGGACAAACTTGCATAGAACATCAACCACGAGATGAAAGGACGAAACGCATGAAAGTTATCGCAAAGTATGTCACTGTGGAAGCAGTGAAAGACAAGCAGGTTTTGACCCTGCTGTTTCTGGACTGGAACAGCAAGCGCGACTGTTTGGAAGTCGTCAAGGCACACGGCATGAAACCGCTCACCTCTGCTACCGGTTGCAAGGGCCTTGAAATGGCCCTTGAGGATATCAACGCCGAAACGCTGAAATGCGAAATCGGCGCAGAGATTCCGCATGATTTCATGCTTGACGGTGACGAATTCACCGACCACTATAAAGAAAGTGAGGTAAAAGACAATGGCTGACCCTTGCACCTGTACCGGCCCCTGTGCCACTCCGACAAACGTATCTCATACCCTGTTGTATGAGGACGCGGCGCAGAACATTTTCGGCCTTGTTTATGACAAGGACGGCAATCTCCTGAACATCGTTGACGGCGTGGGCAAGCTCGACCCCCTGCCCTTTACCGCCTTTGAAGAGGCCGCACGCCGTGGCTTTCCGTATGCGCCCCAGTGGTCTCCCTGTTGCCACGGGGGCAAGACCATGGAACAGCAGGCGGCAGAGCTTGAGGCCCAGAAGCATCACATTGCTTCGATTTACACCAACCAGAGCCCCACGGCCCTCTTTCCGACCAATGGAGACAGCGTTGCGAAACAGTTCATGTTGCGCTGGATTTTCTAAGAGGTGATACCATGCAGGACATTAACAACAAGCTGGCCGATATCCTTAAAGCCTTGACCGGTGTACTTGATAAACTCGATACACTGGCAGGGCAGAACGCGCAGATTATCGGCCTGCTGACCGATATCAAGACCAACACCACCAAGTAATAAAGGAGAATATACCATGTTTAACCAGAACAAACAGAACGCCGCTCCCGAAGTCGTCAAGTCTTATCTGTCCATTGAGGGCGCAACCGTGCAGGCGTGTCGCCTCATTTCTGACCGGATTTGTGTGTTCACGCTGAACGTTCCCGGCGCTACGTTCCTCAATCTGAAAGTCGTTGACGGCAAAAACGGCGAGTTTATCGCAATGCCGCAGAGAAAGGGGCGGGACTGCCAGTATTACGACCTGTACCGGGTGTACATCTCTGATGCAGATGCACAGCGCATCATTGCCGCAGTTGCAGAGCACGCAACGGCGCAGGGCGAAAAGGCGGATTACAAGACCCGTTACGAGGTGTAAAACATGAGCAAGCGCAACATGAAAAATATTGCGCTTGACCTATATGAAAGCGGTGGATGGGTCAATATTCCGTCCATCGCTTCTTTAGGTTGTTGGTGCAATATCCTGATTGGTAAACGTCAAGTTGGTAAAACCTACGGTACATTAAAATATGAGCTGAATGAGGGCAAGCGTTTTTTGTACCTACGCCGCACAACGACCGAGTTTGACGCTATCACAAGTGACCCAGATTTAAACCCTTTCTTGCCTCTGAAAAAAGAAGGGTTTGACGCGGACATTGTGAAGGGCGGCAAGGTCACCTATACAATAGGCCGATTTGAGTATGAGGACGGCAAACCAAAGCAGTGTTTGGAGAAATACGGAATCGGAATGACGCTCCCCAGTATTGCGAATATCCGTGGTTTCAATGGTTCCCAGTTTGAGGACGTGGTTTTTGATGAATTTATCCCGGAAAGAATTGTCATCAAACGCAAGGCAGAGGGCGACGCGCTTTTGAATGCCTATGTGACCATCAACGGCAACCGGGAGTTGGAAGGAAAGCCCCCGCTCCGGCTCTGGCTTTTGGCGAATGCTTTTGATATCGCGTCTCCGATTCTGGTTGAACTTGGGGTTGTGGATGAAATCGCAAAGCTGTGCAGGACGGGCAAAGAATGGACGGTAACAGAAAGCGGCGTTTTCATTGGTATGCCCAAATCTAGCGCGGTAAGTGCCAAGCGCGCGCAGACCGCTTTCATGCGGCACATGATGAAAAACAAAGACAGCAAGTTTTACAAGATGGCAATGGAAAATCAGTTTGCATACAACAATCTGGAAGCAGTACGACCGATGAATATTAGGGGCATGAAACCCCTGTATGCCGTGGCCGGTCTATATGCGTATGTGTACGACGGCAACCACATTTATTTATGTACATCCCGACACGAAAGCCGGGAAGTGTACCCAGACACAAAAGCCGGAAAAACTGCTTTCCGGTTGCATCACCCGTTCTTTGAGGCTATGTTAAACCTTAACCAGATTTGGTGCAGTGATGTGCCTGTTTTGCTCAAAATCAAAGAATTTCTTGACATCGACGACTAAAGATAGTATAGTAAAGGTGCAGGGGCCCCCATAACATAGACGGGCCGGAAGCCCGTGGGGTAGCATTTCTATGTTGCGCACCCCTGCTTTTATAGAAAGGAGTAGGCAATGCTTACTTATTCATACAAATACGCCGCAGAAAAGCGGCTCTCTCCGCACTTTCGTGTGCGGGAATTCCATTCCAAGCACGACCCCAGCGACATTGTAAAGGTTGACGAGCGGCTTTTGATTTTGCTTGAAAACATCCGAAATTTTACCGGTAAACCGGTACACATTAACAGCGGATACCGAAGCAAGGAATATAACGCCACTCTCAAAAACGCCTCTCCCCGGTCTCAGCATTGTAACGGCATGGCGGCTGACATTTGGGTTGAGGGCGTGACACCGCCCAGAATCGCAGAGATTGCAGAGTGCTATTTGGGCGCTTCTGGCGGTATCGGCGTTTATCACACGTTCACCCATGTGGACGTTAGAACCAACAAATCAAGATGGAAAGGAGCCTATTGATTATGGCACTCAGCATTAACGATGTTATTGCGTTGGCAAACGCAGGTTTTACCAAAACCGACATTGCCGCTTTTATGAATCTGGGAAACCCCCAGACCACTCCCCCCAGCCCTGTGCAGGTTCCCGGTGCAACCGCTCCCACGGTTCCGACCGTTCCGGCGACGGTTCCCGCTCCTGCACCTGCCCAGCAGGCCCCGGCCACTCCCGACCTTGGCCAGCTGGCGGCAAGTCTTGCCGCCCTCAACCAGAAGGTTGACGCGCTCAATGTTCCGACCGCTGGCACCGTTGGAGCTCTTCCCACGGTCACCAGTGTGGAAGATATCATTCTTGGGGCGGTCAAGCCTGCCCCTGCACCCGAAAGCCCGAGCTTTAGTTTGGAAGGAGTGACTAAATAATGGCAAATCCGAATTTCCCCGAAAAGGCAGGCGCAACGGTTTTCCGTCCGCAGGATATTTATACCATTGCTAACAATCTGGTTCAGCAGGTGACCGGGCAGACGGCAATTTCCGCCGTTGATACGTCCAGTTTCATCAACGTGGGCCAGATGTGCCTGAACACCAGCAAAGAGGGCACGTTGCAGGCCCTTTATGACATGGTTTCGCGTACCATCATCACCACCCGCGCATACAGCGGCCGCTTTACCAGCATTGAGGCCACGTCGCAGGAGTGGGGCCTGTTTATCCGCAAGATTGCTTTCTTCTCTGGTAAGTTTGATGAAACCAAGTTCATCAACACTGTCCAGAACCCCGGCACCTTGCGCGACGGGCAGAGCGTGGATATGTACAAGATTTCCAAGCGCTACCCGCTGGAAATGTGGTACACTGGGCAGGCCACGCTTGACCAGACCTATACCACGTTCCGTTCTCAGCTGACCACCGCATTCACCAGCGAAAGCGAACTGTCGGCATTCCTTGCCGGTATCACCACGGAAGTTGCAAACGACGTGGCCCGCTGGAAAACGGCAGAAAATCGCGCCGTGGTGATGAACTTTATCGGTTCCCTGTACAACACCGGCAAGCCGGGCCAGAAAGTCAACCTCACCAAAGAATTCAACACGGCACGCGGCACCGCGTACACCACCGCTGACCTGCTGACCACCCATTTGCAGGAGTTTCTTTCCTTCTTTGTCTCCCTGCTGGAAACCCAGACGGCTTTGCTGGAAGAAAGCACCGACCTGTATCATCTGGTTCCCGCCTGCACCGACGACAACGGCGACCCGCTGACCCTGCTCCGGCACACTCCCAAGAGTGAACAGAAACTGCTTCTGTATCAGCCGCTCATTAACGACGCGAAATCGTGGGTGTTCCCCGCTATCTTTGGCCCCGGTTACCTGTCCTTTGGTAACTATGAGGGGGTCAATTTCTGGCAGAACATCAACGACAAGAGCCGCGTGAAGGTCATTCCCGCTCAGTTTAACGTGAACACCGCCAAGCAGGAAACCGGTGAAGAAGTTGACCTGTCCATGGTGGTGGGCCTGCTGTATGACCGCAGGGCGCTGGCGACCGTCTACATGATGGACAGTGTTTATACTACTCCTTTCAACACGAAAGGCGAGTACTACAATACGGAGCATCATTGGAAGATGAACTATATCAGTGACCCCACTGAGAATGCAATTCTCTTCTATATGAGCGACGACGCACAGCCGTAACCAGCCGCAAAGGCCCGACCGTAAAAAGGCCGGGCCTTTATTGTTAGAAAGTAGGTGAAACAATGGCACGAGGCGAATTTAACGGCGCAGTTCCCGCGCCCAGTGTAGAACATGGGTATCATTTTCACTTTGGAAACGTTGAGAAGCGCGTGAATTCAACCAAAGCATTTGATTATACCAAGCTCCCCGACGAGGAGCGGTGCGATTTCAAGCAGACCACCAGCATGGAACGTCCCGTGATTTACGTCACGTTGAACAGCATCAACATTTCCCCCCAATGGAATTACTGCCAGTGTGAAGAGACAGCAAGTTTCTATTGGATACGCGATATTTCAATCGGTATCCGAGGCAGGGGAACCGCGAACATCTGGCAGTTTACTCTAGAGCTTGACCCGCTGGCAACCTATCGGGATACTATTCTTAAAACGGACGCATTCATTGAATACGGTTTCAATCAAGATTCCAGCGGAGCAACGTTCCGTTTGCAGGATACCCGGCAGGCCGTGGGAATGGCCCCCAAGATTTCCACCGCGTCGGCAGATATCACGGACGGAAATATTGATGCCTCTGGTGGCACCTATGTGCTGTCCTGTGTTGGCAAGTCTGGCCTGCACGCCTATGCAATGAGCGCGGCCACGTTGGGAAGCCTGTTGACGGCAGTTTCCTTGACGTGGGAAACCCTTACCAAGCCTATGGTTCGGTGGGAGTTGGCACTGCCCGAGTTTATGAATAAACTTTTGTTCGGTGGCAACGCATTGGAGTGCGTCCGTTCCTGTATCTGGATTCCCATAAACCTTTCCCGATACGGCGCAGGGCGGCAGACGGAAATCACCTTGGGACAGTTCAACACCACAGTTTTTGCACAGCAGGTCACCCCGTCAAGCTCCCGAAACATTCACACGAGTATTGCTATCCCGTGGCCTGCTGACGACTGGAAGCGCATGAATTGCCAAATGCAGTTATACGTTCCTTTCGTGGGCACTCTGGCGATTCCTGTTGACCAGTGTAACACGGCGGCAAACATAGATATTGACTGGTCTGTGTGTTTCGTGGACGGCAGTGTAACTACACTAGTCCGGGCCGGAGATTACACGGTATACGCGGGAAGCACCAACATTTCAAGCCCCTACGGAATCGGCACCAGTAATATCAATCCTGCCGGGATTCTGTCCGGTGCAATCAACGTTGCGACGGGTGCAATGTCATTTGGTGGCGGTTTGCTCCCCACAATGGCAGGTTTTACGAGTGGTGCAGGCAATATTTTTGCCAATGGCCTTGTATCTTCTGGCATGGGTGCTCAAGGAATCGTGCAGGGTGTTCAGCAAATGGTTTCCCCCATCAACTGCACAGCGGGCACACTGGGCGGCGCGTCGCAGGTGCAATTGCCGTTGGAAGCAAAATTGACCTTGCTGTATTATCCCCCGGTGGACGACGCAGGTTTCCAAAAAGTTTACGGATACCCAGTAATGAAGGTTGCGAAACCTGTACAGGGATACTGTAAGACCCGTGGTTTCTCCTGTGCTCCGCTGAACGCCAAGCCCGATGAAATTTCTTACATCAACGCCGCAATGGATTCCGGCGTTTTCATTGAATAAGAGGTGATTTGAATGTACCAGTGTTATAGTGGATACTACGACGGCGGCACGCTGTGCGGGAATTTTGATGCAACGTTTTCCACCGACGCAATGAATTATTGGGAACGTTCCTTCTTTCAGAGATTGCGCGGTCTCATTGAATTCAACGGGCTCCCCGAGAACGGCCCCGGTCAAATCGGGTGGGATTATGATGCCTTTCTTTACCAGCTGTTCCGCACCGGTTTCGCAACGGTTTTCAAGTCGAAAACATACGGTCTGGTTGTACAGCCTGCATTCCCGACCGGTTACGGCCTGCAATACCAGCCGCGCGGGATGCAGATTTCGACGACGTTTTTCAATTTTCCGCGTCCTCTGGAAATCGGCAAAGAGTGCGCCGTTATCAAGCTCACACCCGACTATCAAGGAACGTGGGATTTAGTGACCAAGTACGCAAGGGAAATGCAGTTGGCAGAAATCGCAATCCGGCAAAGCGCAATCAATGCCCGTTTCGCCTATGCGGCTATCGCCAAGGACGACAAGGGCAAGCGTACCATGGAAGGGATTTTTAACAAGCTGGCAAACGGTGCCCCCGCTGTTGTTATCAACGCCGATTTGAAACAGCAGTTGACCACAAAGGCCGATGGAGATTTTACGCTCCCAATCATGCAGTTTGACCGCGACCTTTCCAAAAACTTTATTCTCCCCGATTTGATGGAGTATCGTCGGAACATTCTGTGCGACTTTTACAGGGAACTGGGTGTTTCTGTTCAGCCCAACAAAAAGGAAAGAATGGTTGTGACGGAATCGAAAGCGGCAGACGCGGAGACCTTCAACCGGCGCGAGGTCTGGCGCATCACACTGGAAAAATCCCTTGCAATCGTGAATGAGATGTACGATACAAACATTACCTTTAAAATGGTTGAGCCCGATTTCGACGCAGGCGAGGCCGACGAGACCGAGACCAACAACGAAGGGGAAGAGGTGAATAACAATGTTGGTGAATGAGCTTGTCTCTTCTTGCAATTTGGAAGCGCTGTTAATGGCTGACCCGAACCTCTTTGCAAATATGGTTATCCCCGAGGGCATGGAGAAAGCGGGGGTTATCCAAGCTATCCGCAGGGCCCACGGTCTGGCTCCCCTGTATCATCCTGACCCCATTTGGATGAAATCAGAATTGTACTGGTGGAGCCGGGAAAATCTCCCCATTTGGAGAAAGCTGTTTGCCACAACCCAGCTGGAATATAATCCCATCTGGAATACCGATGTACACGAGCTGACCAAGGACACCACCGAAAGGGCCAAGGATACCGCCGAGAACACGGCCACCCACTCCCATGGTGGAGCCGACGAACAGAGCCAGCACGCAGACGACCGCCACCAGATGGAGACCACCGGCAACCTCTACCATGAGGATACCAAAGCGGACGGTTTCACCACCGACAACGCCGCAGGGCAGGAGAAAACGGTGGGCAGTACTGCCGGGAAAGAACATGGTTTTGCTCATACCCAGACCAGCGCAGACGAGACCCGGGACACGAAAGGCACCCTTGACCGGGATACGACCGGCACCCGGCTCACCACCCACGGTGAAACCATGACGGATAAAGTCAAGACCACCAAGGACAGCCAAACCGACGTTGAAGGAAAGGTTAGTGCCGAGAACGAGGCGACCTATCAACCGTTCGACGCTTCCACCACTATCTATAAGGAGACCGGCACCGCCGACGATACCCGAAAAACCGACTGGACGGAGACCGAGAACACCACCGGCACCCAAGACGACGTAACCACCGAGAACATGACCGACCACCAAGAAAGCACGTCGGACACCGAGACCAAGCAGGACACCGAGGGCCTTACAACCGGCCAGCGGGACAGCATCGACCGGGCCCACGGCACCCACGGTGACACGGGCCGCACCGATGGGCACGGGCACACCGAGCGGCAGGCCGGTGACCGTGGAACCGCGCAGGATTCTAAGACCGGCAAGCATGAGGAACACGGCCATTCGGCTGTTACGGGCAAGGAATCTGAGACCGTGTCCACCGTTCACGAGTGGAAGCGAGGCGGCAACATCGGCGTTACCACAACGCAGGAGATGATTGAGGCAGAGCGGCAGACTGTGCTTTTCAATATGTATCGTGTGATTGCTGATTCCTTCCACCGCACTTTCTGCCTTGACTTTTATTGATGGGGGTGTTAATATGATATCGGAAATCATCGTGGCGCTTATCGGTGGCCTTGTGACGCTTTCGGGTGTTCTTATCGCAAACAGCAAGGCGCAGGCCGTCACCGATACACGCCTTGACGAGTTGACCCGGGAAGTGCGCGAGCATAACCATTTTGCCCGCCGTGTTCCCGTGTTGGAAGAGCAGATGAAAGTGGTGAACCACCGTATCGACGACTTAGAAAGGAAAGGTGATTGATATGAAAATCAAGCCCGCAACGATTGCAAGAACTGCCGTTTTGGCTCTGGCTCTGGCAAATCAGGTTCTTAGCGTGGCCGGTCTGAGCCCTCTGCCCATTGACAGCGCCACCCTTGAGCCTTGGGTGACTACCGGTCTCACGACTGCCGCGGCTGTCTGGGCATGGTGGAAAAATAACAGCTTTACCCCGGAAGCAATCCGGGCAGATGAACTGCTGAAAGAAATGAGGGGGTGAGTTTATGGATTACCCGTTTTGCCCGTCCCCGCCCTACGTCCCCGGTGACCCGGGAATGTACGACCTCAGATGGATGGTCTCCCAGATTCAGAGCTTGACAGCTCTGGTGCAGGGCATTGCCAAAGGGCAGGAATCGCAGGGCGGCAACATTACCGCGTTGAATTCCGCAATGGCCGACCTTGCGACCGCTCAGAAGTGCATTAACGAACGTCTGGATTGTGGCGACTTTGAAAACGGCAAGTTTCTGGAATGGGCAGACAAAAATCTGCCTGCCATGGTCTGTGAAATGGTTCGCTTTGTGTGGTTTGGTCTGACCCCGGACGGGCATTTCTGTGCATACGTCCCTGCAAATTGGGGCTGGTTGACCTTCAACACCGGCACCGATATCACCGAGCCCGAGTATGGTCATCTTATCATCACCTATTAAGAAAGGAGTTTTCAACATGAGTTGCAAGAAAGATTGTGGTTTCCCCATTAAGCCCGCACCCTTTGCGCCTGCTGACCCCGGCCCCTGTGGGCCGGGCCCTTGCGGCCCTCATCATCCCCCGATGCCGCCCCGGCCCCCTGTTCCCTGTGGGCCGTGTCCCCCGTCTCAGTATATCGGCCCCCGGTTTGTTCCCATTTTCGCAGACCCCATCGAGTGGGATATTCACCGCTCCTATGAATCCCTTACCATTGTGACCCACGACGGCGAAAGCTACACGAGCAAGTGCAATGTGGGCCCCGGCGTGGATATCACCAATTCCCGGTACTGGGCCAAGACCGGCGCATATAATGCGCAGGTGGAGCAGTATAAGAACGAGGTCAAGGATTTGTCGTCTCAGGTCTCCGGTTTCGCGTCTGACAACGCGGAATTCAGGGAGAAAATCGACCAGTTCACCAAGGACAATGCAGAGATGAAAAACACTGTGGCCGAGGACAAGGCCCGTGTTGACGCTCTGGCCGAGCGCGTGGCGACTGCCGAGACCGAAATCGACGGATTGCAGGCCACGACCGCCCAGCACACCACCGAGATTGCCGACCTGCACGCCAAGGACGAGGATTTGCAGAGGCAGATTACCAGCAACGATGGCGACATTGCCGCCCTTCAGGCCAAGAACACCGAGCAGGATTCCCGGCTGAACGGCATTGATACCAAGCTCAAGAGCCACGATGCCAGCATTGCCCAGAACACCGCCGACATTGCCAAGAATACCAAGAACATTCAGGACAATGCCGCGAACATTGCCAAGAACGCCCACGAGCTGGCCGACCATGCCGCAAAGCTGGCTGACCATGAGGGCCGTTTGACCGCCCAGCATGAGGAAATCACGGCAAACCATGAGGCCATTGAGCGCCTTACCAGCGTGACGGACGGGCTCCGGTCTGACCTTACCGAGGATGAAGCAAAGATTGAGGCCAACCGCGACGCAATCGCTCACATTCAGGAGAAGGACGTTCAGCAGGACGGACGGCTGGACAAACTGGAAGAGTGTTGCGAACAGGCCAAGGCCCACTTTACCCAGCTGGACACCAAGACCGACAACACCAATACCGCGTTGACCGCCGAAATCGACCGGGCAAAGGCCGCAGAGCTGGCGAACGGTCAGCTCATTGCCAAGAACGCCGCAGAGCTGGCAACCCACGCCACCGAGCTGGCAGACCATAAGAAGCGGATTACCGCGCTTGAGGGGGACAACACCACCAGCAAGCAGGCGATTGCGGATATCAAGGCCAAGAACACCCAGCAGGACACGGCGATTTCCGGCAACACCGATTCCATTCAGCATCTGGAAACCGACAAGGCCGATAAAACCGCTCTGGGTGACTACGTTACCAAGACCGAGTTCAACGCCGACCAGAAACGTCAGGACGACATTGTGGGCGACTGGGCAACCGCGCACCCCGGGCAGACCATTTCCGAGTGCGCGACCTCTCAGGAGAACGAGCTGGCAGAGCACGCGGGAAGCATTGCCCAGCTGGAAAGCGACAAAGCTGATAAGAAGGATATTTTCAAAGGGGAAGCAATCATCAACGTTTCTGTCCATCAGGGAGTTTATGATAGTAGACGCAACAAGCTCACGGTAACTATTCCCAACATTTTCCCGGGAAGAACCCTTACCAATATCAGTGCGACCATCCGGGCCTGTAATCTGTATGGAACGGCCTGCCGCCATAACGGGAGCTCTGCCCATGTGACGGTTCCGTTTAATAACGTATATCATCCTGCCGTTAACCGCTCCTATAGAGTGAATCCGGACAATCCCGAAACCCCTATCTGGGGAAATGATTTGATTATGTTAATCGACATCCCCACTATCACCACAACGGATTTTGACCCCGAGATCATCACAAACTGTTATTTCGTTACCAATGATGACGCTCAGCATGTTTTCGACACTATTCCCGTTACCATGATTGTATCCTAAAACACCAGCGTCCCCGCTCTTCTGAGCGGGGACGCTTTTATTGTTCCACGTGGAACATTATCCCAATCGTTCCTCATCAAAGTTATTGATGCCGCCCACCTCATACCGGCGCGGGGTCATTACTATCCAACTAGCCGAGTGGGTGACGCGCTGGAAATCGTGACGCTCTTTTATCGGGCTGTCGTGGTAAGAAAGCATCTGACCACCTGCATCATCAATGATTAAAAAGTCGTTCAAATTTTCAATATCGTCTTTTAATGCCGCCTGCCCTTCTTTCTTGCCCACTCCTGCAATGGTGCTTTCTAGTACACCTTCACACGTCCGGGCCGCGTAACATTTCGCGTGTAAGAATCTGAATTCGGTGTAACCAAATTCGGCTTGCGGGTGTTCGTCCTCTGCTATTCCGATATAGACTTTCTTCCCGTTGGGTTTCGTGACCACCACCCCGCGCTTCTCACACTGGGCCGCGACTTCTTTATTATACTGTTCGACCGCTGGAACCTTGGCACCTTCAAACTTACAGGAATCCGTATCCCAGTAAATCACCTTTTCCCAGCCGACGATTTTCAGCAGTTGCCAGAGCTTGAGCCGCGTCATGCTGGCTGTCCACAGACCCCAGAGAAACGGAAACTTGCCTTTCTGGCTCTTCTGTATCTCCGCAGGGGTTTTCTTTTCTAGGTTGACTTCCCAGCTCATACGCTCAAAATCAATGCTGTCTCCAATCTCTGCCGTGTATTCGTCCCTTATCGTCTTTTGGGCGCAGGCTCCGAAAATCGTGTTGACGCAGATTTTGGAGAAAGCATAATCGGGGGAACCTTTCATAGTTTCTTTGATTTTGAACTTATCAAAAATTGCCATTCGGAAAGAATCGGGGAGATACCCAAGCCGAAAACAAAATCCCCGGTGCATTACCACCCGTTCAAAGGTGTATGCTTCTTTGATACGTTGCCAATCGTTGGAATCACAATACAGCAATGTTTCATCTGCTTGCAAAACTCTGCCATTGTCTTTGTTTTCGTCGTCGCATTTGAGGCCCGCGCACTTGCTGACAGAGATTACGGGGTCTGGGCATTCGGGCCGTATCTGCAAACCCTTTATTGCTATCTCAGCTATCCACCCCATACCGCAGGATATGATATTGTCCATCACTGCTTGGGGCTGGCCTTGTGGTAGCATCATGGGTTTCCCCTCTGGAAACTTCCACAATAGTTGTTGAGATGGGTGGGCGCTCTTGAAATCGTAGGAATTGCAATTGCGGTAAGTGCGACCTGCACGCCACCGGGTGCCGTGTGTGTCACCGCCTGCCATTGCTTTATATGCGATTTCCATTTGTTCCCGGTTGAGCTCAAGCGCTTGCATCTTTTGCAGTGTCCGGCTGTCCCCTGTCAAATGCTTGTTGACTTCTTTAATGACAAGGGCCGTGTTTGTCATGGGCAGTGTAGCCGCGTTGTAATTGCGTTCTGCTTTCAAACGTTCGATTGCTTCCCACAGGCCCAGAACATCATTCACACAGTATGCAAATTCCGTATCATCAAGGGAAGTATCTGCTGTTCTGTAAACCGAAAAGTTAAGGTCACCCTTGAGCTTTTCGTGTTTGCAACCTTCTGTTGCTCTGGCAAGGCTCTTTTGGAACAGCTTTAAACTGTCCCGGAATTCAATTCCGTTGTCAAACATCAGGTACAGGGGTTTCCGGCTCTTGGTATAAAGGGCCTTGCAATCTCCCCACCGGTCACATAGCATCTGAATAAGGTATGTATACTCATACCCAAGATTGTGAACGAAAATCACAAGGCGCTTTCGTTCTGTGATACTCCACTTATCGACAAGCGTTTCTATGATATCGGCCCACTCTTCAAAGTATCGCGGCACGACGACCGCGCCACCGATGCACGTTTGAAAGGTATAAGCAAAACCGTCTGTATCGGTGTTGGTGGTCTCAATATCAAAGGTGCAAGTTACATCTAGGTAACGGGGTTTCGGTCTGGCGTTCTTCTTGGTTCGCTCCTGCACGGTTTTGGGAGTGCCCAGCATAGCCAGAAATTCGGCTTTGCTCTCCGCTATCTGTTCACCCCTGCATTCACGCATGATTTAACCCCCGAAAATACTTCGCTAAAATCTGTGCCGCCTGCTCTTCTGTTGTAATATTGAATTCCCGGGAAAGGGCCGTTGTTTGGCTCTCTCCCGTCTGCTTTGCGCGGTCTATCGCGTCCTTTGCCCGTTGCAAGAAGGGCCTACCGTTGTCCGTCTGCAATAACGTATAAACCACATCAGAACCCAACGCCGCCTCAAGCTCTTTTGTCATGTACTTGTCAAACAGCTCTGAAAGCTCTTCTTGTGACCCGGTGAAACCCCTGTCAACAAGAGATTGATAAACGTTGCGTTTCCACTCTTTGATACCTTGCATCGTGGACGTTTTGGAGCTGAGGAAATCCCGCAGGCGCAGGTATTCCGCGACTAGTTCGGTGCGCGTCATGCTCTTCACTGCTCCGCTGAACTTTGTGCGGCCTTGCGTTTCCAGCATCCCCAAGGCCCTCTTGTAAATGCCCTTGGTTTCTCCGGCCTCTTCCAGACGTTTCAAGCGCCGGTTTGCCGCACCGGATGCACGCCGCACTATCTGTTCCAGCTCTTCCCGGGTGTAGCTTGTGGCGTTCGGGCCCTTGGGTGCGTATGCTTCCCACGGTTTGGGCTGGTACGGTCTGCCCTTGCCGCCCTGCTTGCGCTTCTTGGGCGGCTTGCTGGCTTTCTTCTCCTTGAGCTTGGCCGCTTTCCTCTGCTTGGCCTGCTTCTTGTTGCTGGCCTTGCGGGTTGAGGGCTTTTGTTCGCTCTTGGCCGTCGCACCTGCTGGCAGTTTATCGGGCTTTACGAGCCCTAACTGATTCTTTATCTTTTTCATGCGTCATCCCTCACAAACTTGCGGTTGACCTTATCAAAATGATACCCACGCGGCCAACGGAAGTATTGGATTCTGATTGACCCGTTTCGTTCGGTCATGTATGGGTCATTCCCGTTGGTGCGCAGGTATTTATACAACTGCCGCACAGATTCATTGTTCATACGTTGCATTGACTTGCCCAACATCTTATAGGCCATCTGGGCCCCATTGGGGCCCGCGACCGGCATCACGTTGCGGGGATGTGCTGACTTGGGGTCAATCCATTCGTATTCTACCAAGTGAACGATTCTCATATTAAAACCATCCTTTCCACTCACAAACGAAAATTACAACACCGATGATAAAGAACAGCGACGCGAAAGGCGCGACGTAAGAAAATTGATATGCTGTCATTGTTAAAACTCCCCGTCATGGTAATAAGCTATGATTTCGTCGTCTCCGGCCTTGCGGCCTCTCCGGGTGCAGGTCTCTGTTGCACGTCGGAAGATTCCCGCGCAATCACCCACCTGTTTGAAGTAGTAGACGAACCTGCTTGTTTTGTATTCCTTATCGGGATGATTGAGCAGAAAATTTTCAACCTGCTCAAAATTGCTTGTCTTGCGGATGTAGAGAATCATGGTTTATTCACCTCTCCTGTCAAGCTCTGCTATTATTTCATTGTTCACATCAGTACAATCATAATCCTCATTAAAACAAGGACAGCTTGCACAATGCTCATAACGGTAAACCGCGTAAAGTAAATCTTTCGTGCTTGCGGTCTCCAACGTCATTGGTTATGCCCCCCCTTTACTTCCAAAATCTCAATCATTCCATTACGACGTGCATAGTCTAATGTGTTGAGCCGTCGCCCAGGGTTAATACCATCGTGATAGTAGTAATTGGGATACCGTTCAACTATCATCCGGTCAACTGCTACTCTGCCCCGTACATGATAAACATACTTCTTACCGCAAGCGTACCGTTTTGTTTTTAAGCTATAAAACATACTCTTACTAACTCGAACCGTTTTCATTGTTGTACTCCTTTCTTAACAACTTGCTTCCAACTGCTCAACTGCCTCTTCCATTACGCGGTCAATGTTCTCACCGTCCGTATAATAGTAATCGATGTGCATCCCACGCGAGTGCAGATTTCACAGCACATATCTTCGTCATATTCAGCGCTTGCGTTGTACGCATCGAGCAGTTCTTTGTTGGTATAATCGTAATACTTCATGGTTTCTGTCCTTTCTTTATCGG